CCAATTCCTAAGTGACCATCAGTTAGGAAGAATGATTCTTTAATAGAACCAGCAGTATCTAAACCAATTTTGCATTGACCAGTAGTAGCACCGTCAGTAGAAGCTTCAATCTCAAAAGTCATTTGACCATATAAGATTTTATCTGAAGAAGTAGCTTCCTCTCCATAAGCAGCTAATTTAAATACTTGGTCTTGTGCAGCAGGAGTAGCTGAATTTTGGTATGAAGTTAATATAGAACCAACAGCAGTAGCAGCAGTAGTTTCAAGTGTAATATTACCAGAAGATAATGTTAAATCACCTGTAGTTAATGTTAAAGCATCAGTTCCTAAGGCTGTACCAGCCATAACTGTATTACCATCTTCACCTACAGACCAGATAGAAGCAGTACCAGTAGTATCATATAAATCAATATATTTACCACCAGCAAGTGTAGCTTCAGCAACTCTAATTTGTAAGGCATTACCAGTAGTCATACCAGTTGTAGTAATCTCAACTATACCAGTACCAGAACTTGTAACAGTTCCAGATGAAATAGCTTTGATAGCAGAACCAGTAGTTAAACTATTAGCAGTAACTAATATACCATCACCAGCAGTTGTTGCACTTGTGGTAACAGTAAGACCAGCTCCAGAAGTAGTAACTCCATCAGTAATAGCAACTTTACCACCACTTAAAGTTAAATCTCCATCTGTTACTGTAATATCTCCCTTAGTTAAAACAAGGGCATCAGTTCCTTCGGCAGCACCAGCAATAGTAACAACACCATCTTCGGCGATAGTGAAATCATTAGCAGCACCATCATAACAACGTAAGTAGTATCCACCACTCATTGTTGCAGCAGCAGTAGTAATAACTAAAGCTGTTCCATCAGTAAGACCAGCAGCATTCAAAGCTAAAAGTCCTGTGCTTCCAGTAGCAATAGTACCACTAGATTCTACAACTAAAGCAGAACCTGTAGTCAATCCATCAGCATTTATTTTTACAACATCTTGGTCAGTTACGCTATCAGCAGTAACTAACATTGCGTCAGCATCAGCAGTAGAAACAAGATTCAATAATTTACCAGTATTATCACCAGTTAAAACTATTAAATCTCCACTTCCTGCAGAAGCGTGTGTAATTGTAAATGCATCATTTGTTGCGTGTGACCCAGTAATAGCAAAAGCAGCTTCATCTATAGCCATTGTTTTACCATTATTGTAACAACTATCTAAAGTCATAGACCCAGCAGTTGTAGTAACTGAAGCCCAACCAACACCGTTATACGCTTTAACAGTGTTAGATGTTGAGTTCCAGATAAGGTCACCATCAGTACCTGTAGCAGGGTCTGCTGCAAATACTGGCAAATTTAAGGTTGCCTCTGAATCAAAATCTAATCCAGTTCCAACCGTTACATTTCCAAAATGTGACATTTATTTATCGGTTAAATTCTTAATATGTATCTATATACCTAAGTATATTTTCCTTCTACTTGATAAAGAGTAGAGTCAAAATAAGAATTGTTGATTAGCTAGAGTAAGCAACAGAATCTCCTTTAGATCCCCAAGTTCCTCTCCAATCTGACCACCCATATGTAAATCTCATAAAGAGTTTAGAATAAAGAACGTCAGTATCTTCATCTTGCCATTCAAATGTTCTAGGTTTTTCTCTCCACATAAAGTTTAATTGGTGATCGCTAGGAGAAATTAAGCTCCAAGCAGTATCAGAACCACCAGCTTCAGCACCAATCCAAGGGATAACAAGAGTATTTACTTTCTTACCCATATAGTAATTAGTGTCATTGTCAGAAGTTCCACTTCTTAATTCAGATTCTGTAATTTGCATTGCAGCTTTTTCTAAAGCTGTAGGAATTAAAAGCAAAGGTTTATCACCAATACTTATTAATTCTCCAACATCATCTAATTGAGTTCTTAATGCTTGAATACCTGTAAACAAATTAGTTTCTGTTAAAGGTATACCAGTAGAAGAAGCATTAGATTGTGCTGTTCCTCCGTCTGCTCTTGTATGTGATGTAGAAAATAAAGGTTTAGAATCTCCATAACTTGTATAAGCAGTATCATAACCATTTCTGAAAACAGAAAAAGCAGATGAATTTATTGTTCTCATAGCAGCTCTACCTAATGACATAGCTCTCTTATTGAAAATAGAGTATTGATCATCTTTGAAAAGCTCATAAGAAACAGGAATTTTTCTTTTAAATGTTTTTGGTGTATATCTAGTAGTAAAACCATCTTGGAAGCTAGATTCAGGTGTAGGAGCAGATTCTGAAGTTTCAGTAATTTGCCCTATACCAAATGCAGATCTATCTTCTTCAAATGCTTTTGAAGTAGCTAAGATATTGAACACTTGTGATACGTAATCAGGTAACATTTTAAAACCATCAAATACGTATTTTCTCAAATCAGGGACTAAATCTCTACCCCAATTCGCTCTAGTATGTAATGTAGACATATTATTTTATTAATTGGAATATTAAATTAGTTATATACTTGTTTTTCGCAACATTTTACAATGACCTTTGATGTGTCAGTAGGGTGATTTTTTACAATCATATATTGCTCTGGTGTAGTTGTAGCAGATGTTTCGTCAAGCATTGTTGAATCAGTTGTATCAACACTTAAGAAGTATCCTATTTGGTCTGAACCAGTAGTAGTACCTCTTACAGAAGCTGTACCAGAACCATCAGATAAAGTTGCTTCAATAAGCAAGTTGTCTGTTGGTACTACTGAAACTATGATTTTTTTATCGCTAGTGTTATCAGCAGCAGCAACATAAGTATCTCCATTTTGAGAGTTAGTATATGTACCGTCATAGTCTGTTGAGTTTGTAAGTTGGCTTAAAGGAATACCATCTTTAGATATACCTACAGCTAAACCATAAACTCTATCAGTAACTGCATCAGCAGCATCAGCTCCACCTTTGTTAGAAGCATATGATATTTTTATTGGATCTCCAACAGTAACTGTAACACTATTCAAGATAACTAAATCTTCAGCACCAGATAGTATGCTATCTGTAGTTTGCCAAATTTTCATAATAGTTTGTTTTATTAATTAAGTTTCTATTTTACTTTCTCGTGAATTGGGAGTTCAAATGTTTCACCAGTATCAAAGGATCTGTACTCTTTGGAAGATATTTTTCCTTTATTTATTACAGCCTGTTGGTTACCAGTTAAAACCTCCTCTCTTTCTTGTCCAGATAATTGACCATATGAAGGGGTATTTGCAATGGCAGCTTTTGCAGCCTCACCTATTGCATCTTTTCTCCCATCTTCTCTGGCTTTATCTATAGCATTGCCGTTTGAAAACTTGCCATAAGCCTCTAATAGATTTCTCTCTATCGCTTCTTTAGATGCTTTACCATAACTTTCTTTATAAGATGCCATCATCTTATACCAGTTCTTATCATCTAAAAGCTCTGAATGCTCATTACAAAAATCTTCTATAGCAATTCTTTCGTTTACTTTGTATTGGTCGTCTAGGATTCCCTTTTTAACCTCCTCTTTTATCCTAGAGATGTCTTCGTCTGTTCTATATTCTGTATATCCATCGTCTATATCTTTGGTTTCTTCTCCTTCCTTTTTATCAGAAAGAGTTTCTTTAAGCTCTCTTTTCTTAGATCTTTCCTTTGATAGTGCGTAGTTTAAATCCTTTATCTTTTGATCCCTTTCATCAAGTTCTTTTGGTGGATTTTCTTCTATGGTTTCTTCTTTGGTTTCTTCTGCTTCTTTATTATTTTCGTCAGAAGTTTCTAAAGTTTCTTCCAAGTTCTCATCTTGCTCATCTAAAGAATCGTTTGTTGGATCAGTTAAGGATTCTTCTACAGAATCTAAAACATTGTTTTTGTCAGACATATTTTTTTATTATTTTTAACTAAGATTATAAATCTTGTTTTGATTAATTCAACTTAACTTTTCAAATGGGCAAGTTAGCAGCCCTGTTATTTTATTTGTTAATTCCTTTTACTTCCATATCAACTTTCTCTACGCTATCTAAATCTTTAATCCGTTGATACTTAATGGCTAAGTCTACTAGGTGGAACAATTCTTCCCTTTGCCCCAGCAAACCGATATATTTTTTTTCCGATACACCTTCTGCCATTTGCCTCATTAAAGATAAATCTCTAATCGCCACGTATGATTTCCAACCTTTATTAGTAGAAAGATGATTCAAAAACTTCTTTTCTTCTATATCATTCCTATCATCTAGGCTTATGGTTTTTGAAAGTAGTTTTAATAATATTTTTCTAAAAATCATTTTTTAAGTAGTTAAATTTTTAATTTCATTATCTGTTGGTAATGATATATTCCCTTGGTTCTTACCAGACATCTGTCTTACCGTATTGCTTTGTCCAGTAGCCCCACGACCTGCTTGGTCTACTGTTTCTTCTTCTTGCTCTGGTTCCTTTTGCATCATTAATCTGTCATTATCTTTCTCATAAATTTCATTCAAGTCTTCAAACAATGCTTCCTTATTTACCATATCTGGGAATAGAGATAGAACATATTTTATATACTCAAGCTCCATAGCCATCTTAGTAGATTTAGAAGTCATATATCCAGAGTTCTTCACTATACTTATATCAACATCTAATTGTCTTATATAAGAAGCAGGAACTTCTAATATCTCCATATTAATTCCTTCTTCAGTCCTTTGAACTCTTTCTTCTTCTGCTATTCTATTTTTAGCATTTCTTTTATTACCAGTAACATTATCTCCAACTATTCTTATTTTCTTTATTCCAGTCTTACCATCTTCTAAAACAACATTATCAATTACAATTTCTTTAAAAGATTCTGTTATTTCATCTACACCCTTCCTCTTTAAAATTTCTACCTTATTAGGTTGAGAATAGAATTGTAATATATTAGGTATTCTAAGTTTAGCTTTCTGCCATACTAAATCCTCTAATAAGAAATTAAATACACCCATTAATATTCTAGCATTTTCTTCTGCAAGTACAACTTCTCTTGCAGTAGAACCAGAACCTGATTGCCCTTGCTGGGTAGCTGATACAGAAGATAGGTCTATATTCTTAGATACAAGTTCTAACATATTGAAATGTGAATTATCAACAGACTTTATTTGTAACTCCTTCATTGAATTAATATCTTCAACTGGCATTCTTCTTCCTGGAACTAATAGCTCATCTTCTACTTCATTAATAGTAGAATCAAGAATAGGTGGAAAAATAGATAAGAATGTTTTATCAAGAGCCATATTATATAGAGTATTCAATGTATCTTGGTCAGCTAACATTTTATCTGGTAAAGATTTCCCATAAAAGAAACTAATATCAAATTTTTCAAATACAGTTTTTCCAAATGGATATTTTTTATGGTTCCAAGGGAAAGGTGTATCTTGCAATAGAACCCCATTAGCAATAATCAAGTATTCATCTTTAGGTCTATCATAACAATATAGAACTTCTACGCTATCACTTTTTAAATCTATTCCCCATTCTTCTTTATAGAACTCTGTTTCATCTTCTGGTGTCATTTCACCTCCAGCTTTTACCTTACTTACATTAGGATACTTAGAAAAGTTATGTAAGAATTCATCTTTCAACATTTTCTTTCTCCATATAATTCTACTTTGGTTTTGAACTTCAGGTTCATATATGTTCCAAATAAAAAAATCAGGCAAGTTACAAATCTCTGAATAACAATCATCATAATCTTTGATCGTCTTCACATCAAAAGTAACATCACCTGTTAATGGATCGTATGTTTTTATCTCCTTAATCTTTCTTTCAGCTACCTTGTAGCCCTCATATGCAATTACTGTTCCCTTTACAGCACAATCAAGTGTTTCATTAAAGTATTCCATTGAAGCATTTGACTTTACTTTAGACTGTACATAACAATCGTGAATAATACTAGAAGCTCTCTTGCTGATTTTATTCTTCGTATCAGTAGATAATAATTTAACATCTGGTGCTTGTAAGCCAATCTTAGCGAATAAAGCCATTGTTTTATTCCTAGTAGCATTTGAAAAAACGTGTGACTGCCAATCGTATTTATCAGTTCTAGGTGGTAGGTATCCATTAAATCTTTCTGTGGAATCATCTATATATTGTACCATAGTCCTGTTGTTGAAATATCTATATGACTGATTCATTGTTTCACGCATTGTTGAATAATAGTCGTACCACTTTTTAACTTTATCTTTATTTATGTCTTGTTTCATTTTAATAAATTTTTAATTTAGTAAGCTATACTACTATTCTTTTGACTCCAATCTTTTAAAGAATTCTTGTCAAATTTAGGTTGTTTATATCTAGGTCTTATTAACATTAGCCTGTATAGATTTTCTCCTGCATCATCATCTACCTTGGAAGGTTTCCCATTATCATCTATTACCCAACTCATTAACTGTCTTATTCCATCTTTCTCTGTATTAAAGAAGTAAAGTGTTGGTTCTTCTCCGTGTTGTTCATCATAATGTAGAGCAGAACGTATCATTTGTATTCCTCTGTTCTTATCATTAGAAGCAACTAGAGGTAATAACTGTTTCTTTGATTTCTCTCTTATATCAGTTATCATATTCTTACCAGTCTGTGGGTCATTCATTACTGCATATGGATCAATAATTACTTTCTGTGGTTTCTTTCCATTTAATTCTATCAGGATTGCTTCTACTATCTCCTCTATAATAGCTTTAATAAACATCATCTTAGTTATATACATCTTCCCATTAGGAAGACAAGCTAGAAATAGTATTACCCAAGGTTTCTTAGGGTGAGGATCAATAGCAACATACATAGTATAATCCTTTGGTATGGGAAATGGTTTGATTATATGGATCTGTGGGTCAAGGTTATTAAGGATAAGCCCCTCTAAAAGTTTAAATCTTCCAGTAATTCTTGCCTGTATTTCACCTTCGTCCATATGTGCGTTCCTATACTTC